CCTCAACCTCCCATAGCGGCACGATCTATGTGGACTGCAACTTTGAACAATCCTGTTCTTTCTGATGTTGTTGTTCCAAGTCCTTTTGATGTTCGTGTCAATGCAGGGGGAACATCTATATTTGTTGAACTTTTCCCAGCAGATGCGGATAACAATCCTATTTTTGATGAAGATATTGTAATTCCAGCGGGAAACTTGGTAAATGCAAGCATAGTGGGATTAGAGGGTAGAACTAGAAGAGTAAGAGTTTCGGGTAATGGAGCGGTAGGTCAAATTATTACACTACCAGAAAATCCTGTTATTTTTGATTCAATTAGAGTTACTGTTGATGGTGTTAAATGGGATCAAGTTGATTATTTTACTGATTCACAACCAAGAAGAGAATATAGGATTGAATATGATTCTACATACACAGCTTTTGTAATTTTTGGAAACAATAGAACTGGACTGATTCCAAGCACAGGTAGTGTTATTGAAATATATTATAGACAAGGAGGGGGAACAGTCGGCAATATAGTAAGCGGGACTATTGAAAAACAAGCACTTGTAAGCGTACCCGGTATTCCTTATGGAATACCAGTAATCATGAGCAATTATACAAAAGGTGAATATGGTTATGATGGTGATACGATTGAGGATATAAGACTAAAGTTGCCAGCATGGGTAAGAGCGCAAAATAGAGCGGTTACTGGTCTTGATTATAAAATTCTTGCAGATCAATTTGCAACTCCATATCAAGGTCAAATAGGAAAGTCAACAGTAGTGTTGAGAAATAGTGGTTGTGCTGGAAATATCATCGACATTTATGTTCTTGCCAAGAACGGAATTGATGGATTATCAGAAGCAAGCAATGAATTGAAAGTTGCTTTGGAAAGACATCTCAATGAACTAAAAATGCTAACAGACTTTATATGCATTAGAAATGGTTCTTTGGTACTTGTTGATATTACTGTTGATGTTGTTATGGACAGGCTTTACAGAAAATTTGAAGAAGAATTCAGAGTAAAAATACAAAGAAGGCTAGATCAATTTTTCGCATTGGCAAATTGGGAATATCACGAAAACCTAAGAGACATAGACATTACAAAAGTTTTGTCTGATTTGAAGGAAATTACAAACATAGACATAACTTTCACAACCGACAATCCAAACAATGGTGGAAACTTGGTGACAAGTAAATTTTACGAAATAATTCGTCCCGATGTTATCACTATAGGATTCACATTTGAGTAAGGAGTAATGAGGTGATAGTCAACTTAAATGAAAATCCAAAAATCACCGATACGATCAGGTTTCAATTATTGACTCCTGATTTCAATGGTTGCTTGACAACCATGCCTTACAAAATTGATAATATAACAATTTATTTTGTAGAAAGAGATTTCACAAGCGTAAAAACAAGCAAGTACCAAGAAAACACATATGATCCAGCAAAAATCGCACTTGCGAATGAATTAGAGGCAGTAGCTTGCTCAAATCCCACATCGGACAACATAGAAGCTGCTAAAAAAGCAAGAGCTTTGGCAGAAATGACTGTGTCCACAAGTTTGTTCTATTTCAATGATGCTAACCCAATTTCCGTTATTGGAACTGCAACAAGTCCAGTTTGGATAAAAGGAAATAATATAACTGGAATAAGCAAAGCAAATCCAACTGTTATCACATCTGCTTCTCATGGACTAAGCACGGGCGATGAAATATATATTTATGCAAGCAATTCCGTGCCACCAATTGATGGAAACTACAAAATAACATATCTCACATCAAACACTTTTTCGGTTCCATTTGATTTGAGCGATATTAGTTATACTGCCGGCACAAGTGGTATGTGGTATACGGCACTTGACAATAGCAATAATGTTGCACAGCCAGTAGTTATTGACAATAAAACAAGCATAGGCTTATTTGAATTCTTGTGGACACCAAATGGAGCCAGAGAAGGCGATTACTTTATTTGTTGGAAGTATACACCTTTAGCTGGTGGCAATTCTTTGTCATCTCACCTGAAATTCAGCCTTTCTGGAAACACATCTGTAACAACAAGCATTCCAACACATTTCACAAATCCAGACAAATATACAACTTTGCTGGAAAGATACACGCCTGAAATGTTCAAGACAACTGTTTCAGACGATGATTTATCGCCAAGCGTTATTGATCGTTTCAATCAATCTATAGCAATGGGTTTTACAACTCTTGAAAACTTGGCAAATCAAATTGTTGACCTTCAAGACCCAAATGTAATAGCAGAAGCACTTATTCCTTATCTTTCAAACACTTTCAACTTGAAATTGAAAGGCAATGACCCAACAAGGTGGAGAGGGCAAATTGTTCGTGCCGTTACTCAATTCAAGAAAAAAGGCACACTTTCTGGATTGCAGGAATCTTTCTTTTTGGCCGGAATGAAATTGCTTAATTACAGGCAATTATGGCAAGTTATTTCAAAATATACTTGGCAAGAAGCATTTGAGTATGATGGAAATACGCAATCGTGGCAACTTGAGAATGTAATCATAGAGCCAATAGACCTGAATAACTTTGAGTTGTCTATAAGACCTTTTGATTCAGAAACCTACACAACATTGACATCAAGTTATGTTTCCTTTTCAACTGTGGATGGAGTCACAACCATGACATGGGTTGGAGACAATCTTTCTGTTGATCCCATTTCATTGGTAAAAGATGACATAGTCAAGGTTGTATACCAAATAGCTACTGTCCCCAATCCAACAGAGCAGTCACTTGAGGAATACATCAGAACTTTGGAACTTATAGACAAAAGAGATGAAAGAGATCAGCTATTTCCATTGAAAAATTGGAATGTAAGAGGTCTTGAACAAGATGACATTCTTTTTAATTTGATTATACCGAACAGGCATCCTTTCCATGATCTTCTTGTTTTTGGGCAAGTAAGAACAGAATTTCCTTATTCTGAAAACATTTACAACATGGAAGAATACAATGGTAGCATAAGAAATTCCAAGTCTCCTTGCGATATAGGCAAGTATTTTATAGACCCATGCAAAGCTTGCATAGGCAGTAGTTATAACATAGACATTCAAATTGATGCAATTTCAGATGATAGAATTGAAGAGTTTTACGAAGTTTTGCAAGAAAATATGCCATTTCATGCACTTCTCAATACAGTCAACTTTTTCGGTGGATTTCAAGAATTTGTGTCGGCTCCTATGGAAAGCATAGAATGTTTGATCAAGCACACAACAAGACAATTTTGTGTTGCTGGAGAAGGACAAACATATTTCAACAGAGCCATGAAATTAAGTAATCTGAATAATTTGCCATCTAGTAACACAATTTTCAGAGATGAGTTGGCAGATGTGACACAAGTTGTTTCTGGAGCGACTGCTACTGCCTATAATACGGACATTGTTGTTTATTGCCCATCATTGTCTTTGAATGGAAGAGGAATAAGAGAAGATCATACCAGTATATTGCAAATTCTAGATGGATCATATTCTGGATCGTATTATGTTTATGGAGTGGATCAAAATATGATCCGTTTTGATTCATCGCCAACAGAACCAATAGATAATTGCAATAATATTTTTGATTGGAATGGCTCTTTAAGCACTTGCTCATTTCCATTCAGGATTATAAATCCTGTTATGGATGCTTTTAATTATGGTTCTTTGTGTAACATAGACCAAGATGATTTGGTAGTTCTTTCTGATTCAACAAAAGATTTTGGATTATTAGGTGTAAAAACTCAATTTGATGTTGAACAAGGAACAGCAGTAAGCGCATATGAAGTTTCAATTCCTGCTTATAGCATTACAAATTATACAATTTTGAATGTTGATCCAAATGGAAACCTTATTTTGCAATATGATTCAAGTTTTCCATCTTCATCTGCTAGTGGTGTGACATATACCATCTATAATGGAGCAACACCAGTTGCAACTGGCACAACTGCTTCGTTATCAATTACCAATAGAGGTAGGGTAACTGCACTCAATCCCAATGTTTTACCAATAAGCAGTATGATTACAGGAGATAACTTTTATCAAACAATAAGTGGAACAGACTATGAAATTTCTAGTCTTGTAAGTGGTACTGATGATCAGTTTTATCTTGCCAATTACAATGCAGGTTCATTTGCTGGCATCAACATGATTGTCACAAGAAGAATGGTTGATAATGTTGTTGGATACATGAGTAGCAGAGGTTTGAATCTGCAATTCACAGGCATTGATTATGAAACAACGCTTGGAATTCAAGATGGTGCCAACAATATATTGCCATATATTGATCCAATAGTAAATAATTTTATGGCAAATTATATCATAGAAGTTGATGGAAAAAGTTATTGGATGACAGGAATCAATGGTAATAATCCAGTTGGAGATACTACAATCAATTTAAGTGGGCCAGATGTGTATTGGACTACTTTATCATCAGGTGGAACATCAGTTTCTGTGAACATATATAAATATGAAAGCAAGGGTGCGACAATAGAAGGACAACAAAAAGGCCAGCCCTCTCACACATTTGAAAAAATCGACAGGTCTGGAAGTCCTAATGTTACAGGAACAGATAGTCCTACTGAAACAGTAGTTGCTTCATTGAGCGTAAATTCAAATGAAGGAATGCCACAAGAATTTATCAATCAAAAAGAGTCAGTTTCTTACAAGATTCAATACACAAATGGAGCAAAAGAAGAAGGAAAGCTATGACAGAAATCAATAATAAGATCAAAGCCCGTGGCGATGTCCAGATGATCATCAATTATTCTTGTGGAAAACAAGAAATAATTGAATTTCCAAATACAGTTTTGAATAAAGGAAAAGAAGCATTGGCCATTTCTCTTGGAAATAAGTTTACAGGAGAATTCAATTATTACATCAATCGAATGATTTTTGGAACAGGTGGTGTTGCTGGTGGTAGTTTGAAATATGTTGACTCAAGCCGAAATGGTCTTTTCTGCGGTTCTCCTGTTGCAACAAAACCTGTGATATCTGCTCTTGATCCTAATGTGACATCTCAAGTTATTTTCACATCTGTTTTGGCCACAAGCGATGCTGTAGGAGAAGTAATTAATGAAATGGCCTTACAGATGGCAACAGGTGACTTATACAGTATGGTTACTTTTCCAAATCTTACAAAAACAGACCAGATGAGCATCATTTGGAATTGGACATTAAGTTTTATTTAATACGGAGAGAAAATGCCTGATCTAAATGGTTTACCAGTTCCTCTTTATAATGCAGGACAGCCCTATCATTATGAATATGACAATCTTCCTTTACAAACTTTAGCAGATAGAGACAACCTGATCAATTCTGCTGTTGATACACATCAGGAAATTCTAAGAAATTGTGCTGGTACTGTTGGTACACTTGCTAATAGACTTTCTCAGTCCATTGAAAATGACGGCAACCTCAAAACCACAGCAGTTGATCAGACTCTTCACAATATAGCAGAACATACAGATGGATCAAAAACAGTATCAGGAACTGAGCTTACAGATTTTCAAAACCTTGGATATCCAAGTATATCCAATCCAGTACCATTTGTTAGAATGCTAGAGGCAGAGAGAGACAAGTTGTCTTTGGTTGCTGATGAGGCAACTAAAATTCTTATTGATGTCAATACTCCTTCTACTATTTATACATTTGGGGATGGTGTAGACACACTAAACTTGGCTGAATCTGCATCAATTGGTTGGACTTTTGAGGCACCGAACACAGTTAAACCTGAAATAAAATTCAGCACAGCATTTGCTCATCGTCACTATTATGCATTAGAGCCTATCACAAGTGATTATCAAACATTTGGTGTTAATGGCTCTTACACCCCATACATGGAAGATTCCTTGCGTGTTTTTGTAAATGGAGTTAGACTTGATCAGGACTATAGTGTCTATGTTCCTAATTCGGATGTAACATCTTGGACTGCCAACAAGTTTACTCCCAATCATTTAACAGGTACATTTGTGCTTCAGACAGCTATTACATCCAATGATATTATCAAAATTGACTTTGATATATCAGTAACATAAGGAAAACCAAAATGTCTGACTTTCTCAATTGGATAAAAAACAGGGATGTCAAGTTGTATTACGAATTCATTTCGCAAGATGAATTTGGGGATGATAACAAGGAAAACAAAAAAGAATTAATTGTTTTGGTTGGGCCTCCTGCTGTTGGCAAAAGCACATATATAGCTAGAAAATTTGATCCAAAAGATGTTTTTGTGGTAAGTCGTGACGATATTGTGGATGAAGTTTCTAAAAGCATGGGTCTAACATATGATGATATGTTTGTATTGCCACCAAAAGATAGTGTTCCCAACACATCAATTGATGGCATGGAAAAGTATGGAATGGTTGAAAAGGCTCCTTTATGGATGAGTTGGACAAAAACAGTATTCAAAAAAGTAGCCGATGCAAATGAAATTATCAATAATCAACTTCAGAACAAGTTTAAAGAAGCTGTTGATTCAGGAAAAAATGTAGTTGTTGACATGACTAATATGACTGCAAAAATACGACAAAATGCTCTTAAATACGCACAAGACAGAGACTTTTTCAGAAGAGCAGTTGTTTTTACATTTGCTGAATCAGATTTGCCAGAAATATTCAATAGGATGAAAAAAAGAAGTGCTGAAATTGCTTCAAAAGGAGGAAGCAAAACAATTGGAGAAGATGTGATTCACAGGATGATCAAGAGTTTTGAAAAAGTTTCTCCAGAAGAAGGTTTTGATAAAGTTGAAACTATAAATTTTGGTTCTTGAAACACTAGCAACATTTCTCTTATTATTATAAGAGAGGTGTTGCTTTGAATACTTTTACAGAAAAAAAACTCAAAACTTGTTTCATAATTTTAGCACCAGAACACTCTCTAAATCTTATAAAAGATACTGCAAATTCAATAAAATATCATTATCCCGATTTGCCTTTTTCCACAGTTGTGGACTCTTCGGCAACAAAAGAATTTGTTCTTTCAATTAAATCTGTTTGTCCTGTTTATAAGGCAAATGAAACAATATCATCCATGATAAATGTGGGAATGAGACACGCATCAGGGGATTGGGTTTTTTTGATTTTTGCAGGAACAAATGTAAGACCAAAACTTGATTCAAAGTTTGCTTTTTATGTTGATGACGATAAAGATATTCTATATCCAGTTGCTGACAACAAGTACAACTTTATTGATGCCACATTGAATGGTTTGTTTATAAACAAAAAAACATTTCGTGATACAGGAGAACTAGAAGAAAGCGGGAACTTAAACATAGTCAAAACAGTATGGGCTTCTAATGCCTTAGAAAAGGGATGCAGATTCAAGGCCATAGTCGGAAGCAAAATGTGTTAAGGAGAGTTTTTATGAATAGTGATGAAGAATGCAATCTTGTTAGTGAAATTTCTGATGTTTTGAAAAAACAAGAAATTAATTCTAGGCATAGCTATTTCCAATTAAAGTATTTTTTGATTGGAAAAGAACCTACTATGCAGTCAAAAATGTGGCAATGTTTGCGTGAATTGAAGTCAAGAAATGAGTCTGTGGCAAGTATGAATTTAGAATTGGAAGAGTTGAAAGATAAGATCAAACTACTAGATATAAGCGTTAGAAAAATTAATCACGACATGGAAAAAACAGCGATTGATGACAAAATTTCCCATGAGTTATTGGTGGAAGAATGTGAAATAAAAGTTCGTCAACTAAATCGTCAAAAAAAGTCGTTAGAGAACAATATCGATGAAATCTTGGATAGAAAGCGTTGTGTTCTTGAAGAAAGCAAGTTTTTCTTGGTAACATTGAAGAATTTCATTCAAGTTGAACCACTTAGGCACTTTGATGACTTAGATTCTCAAAAGGAATACTGGCACGAAAAACTTACACAAAAGGTTAATTTGAAAATGTTGACTCAAGGAAATGTTGATACTGAATTGGTTGAAACAATAGTAGCACTTCCAGATGACATCAAAATAAAGCAACAAACTTTGCAAACCTTGAATATGAAACAAAATGAGATTCTCTTGAGAATGGCAGATAACGCCAAAAAAATTGAAGAGAAACTAAAGAAGGAGACTTAATGGCTGTTAGTAAAATATCTTCTTATGATGCTGGATATGTTACTGGAGACTTGTCAGTTTTTCCAGAGGCCTATGACTCAAGATATCAGTTATATGAAGCAAAAAATAACGCACAAACTGTACTAAAAAATTCTCTCACATATGCTGGCACTTATGTAATTGTAGATAACAATGAAGCATTTCCTTCAAGCGGTATTTTGCGTATTGGGCCACCAGCAGGAAAAGCCGGTACTGCTGAAATGATTTACTATGAAACTAAAACAGAAGGAATATTTCGCAATTTAATTCGTGGATTTGCTGGATCAAGACAAAATGCTTGGCCCATGGGAAGCTATGTAACATCTGCTGTATTTGCAGAACACCACAATGCAGCAAAAGATGCGATTATCAACATTCAAAACAACTTGGGAGTAAAAGAATTACCAGCAACAGCAACACTAAACGGCATACTTAAAACACAAGAAAACAGATTTCTTGCACCAAGAGCTATTTTTCGTGCATACCCGACAAAAGGCAAGCCAGCACTAAAAGTAAGATTTCAAAACTTTAGTTCTGGCCCACTAATCAGATATCTGTGGGACTTTGGTGATGGCACAACTTCTGTGGAAAGGTCTCCTTCTCACACATATTTAAAAGAAGGCAAATATACTGTTAATCTGAACATAATTTCAAGCACAGGCGCTCAAGGAATTTCAGTTAAAACAAATTACATAGAAGTAAGCGAAGAACAAATTGTTCCTTTTTTCTATATTAAACCAATAAGTGGAATATCCTTGGAAACAGCCACATCTATGGGCGATTCATCATTGGCAACTAAATTTAATTTTGTGGATCAAACAGATGGAGACATAACTCAAAGATATTGGGTTTTTGACGGAAAAGGATATAGCAACGGCACATATATCGATACATCAACGATAAGTGAATTCAATCCTAATATTCATACAACATCTTATATTTACGAAAAGCCCGGCACATATAAACCAACTCTTCTTTTAGTTCTTGCTTCACAGCAACTCAAAAGAGCATTCTTAACAGACAGCATAGTGGTGCAATAATGCCAAGTAATTTTCCAAATGAATATGACAACAATTCCAATCTATACTCAGTAAAAGATGGTCTAAGAGTAATTCTATCAGAAGATTATAATCCCGGCGATACAGTCATCAATGTTCTTGGCGACGAAACAACCATGAGGTTGTTCAATAATACTGGAATTATTACTCTCACAGAACAATGTAGCGATATTGAATTCAGGGCATTGAGTTTCACATACACATCAAGAACACTTACAACATTTGAGGGTCTAGCACTACTGCCCGGTTTTGTTGACTCGATCAAGCCAAAAAACAGAACAAATGTCACTCAAAATGTAATGGCAGAACATCATAATTCCCTAAAGGACGCACTTATTGCAGTTCAGCAATTTGCTGGTAAAAAAGGTGAAATAGGAACAGAACCACTTGTTGGAACAATGGAAGAAAGAGTCAATTTCGTAAGGCAAGTTACTTTCCAGCCAAAAGCTTGGTTTAAGGTTGACAAAAATGTTGGAATAGCACCTCTAACAGTTACATTTACTGATCAAAGTTTCAGACTAGGAACAGATGGTGTATCATCGAATATTCAATTTTTATGGGACTTTGGAGACAATACAACATCTACTATTTCCTATATTTCAGTTATTGAAGGAATTTCAAACTTAGAAGTTGTTTCTGTTATTCCTTCTGTGATGTCATTTGTGTCTTATGTTCCAAATAACATATCCAATATTATTGTTGAAGACTTAGATGGATCAACAATATCAAAAGTTTACACAGAACCGGGAATATATTCCGTAAAACTCAAAATCATTAATGACTTTGGCGAAGATGAGGTAATTTTTTACGATTTGATTGAGGCAAGATATCCCGCTCCATCAGAAGCTTGTGTTAGTTTTGTTTTAAGAGCAAATCAATTCCTATCCGTAGCTGGAATTCCTTCCGGTGGCCCATATACAACAACACCTACTGTTCGTGCCCCATCCAATTCAATTATTGATATGTATGTTCCTAGTGGAATCAACCCCAACACACCTAATGTTTCCTTTGCTGGAGAGACTGTTATTGATGGTAAAACAATTGACCCCGTAGAAGTTTACACTTGGTCATTATCAGATGATTTGTCTCATGGCAACAGTAATGTGGCAAGAGCGGTATTTGGAGTAGGTGGTACATACGATCTTATTTTGAGATGCGACACTACTTTTGGGTCATATAGAATAACAATTTATAACAATGCTTTTGATATTGTTGAGAAATTCAACTTGTGGCTATGGATTTGTAATTCCTCAAGAACCCAAGCATCTGTTTCTGAATTTGGACTTTTAAGCGAAACCTTCAAAACAACAGTTGCCCCATTAACCTTGAATGTTAATGAAAACTTTTTAGTAAACACAATAAGCAATCCAGTTCTGAACTCTGAACAACAAATCCGAGAGTTTAGACGAAACTTGGGTTTCGCACAAAGAACAACAGCAGCATCTGGAAATGCCGGAACAGGTCTTCTTTATTGGGCTAGTGGAAGGCCAGCAGGAAGTTCTACCTTAAATGAAAAAATTTATAGCACAGATTTCAATGGATTCACACAAGTTTATACAAGTGGATTCACAAAACTAGGAACTGACATACAAAGGCCATGGAACTGGTTGAGTCTTGCTTCTTTGGAAAAAGTTTACTTTATTTTAGGTGGAATAACAGGTAGCATAGCTCCAAACACATCGCCCACCAATCAGGCTCAAGACATAGTTTCTATCTCATCTTTATTGGGAATTAGTCCATCAAATACATTTACAACATCAAATTACATCAATGGTGCCGATGAATTGATGGAAAATGAAGTTACTTACAATGAAAGTGGAATTGCATCACAAGGAAATATCAGCATTTACAGAGGATGTTGGTTTGACGATTCTGGATACTTTCTTAGAAATCAAGGAACAGGCACATTTTTTAGAATTAAAAGTTTTTACAAAACAAGTGGAAATACTAGCGAACCATTTATAAACATTAGAAAATTAGCGGACATGGGAGGATCATCTAAAGTAGAAGGACAACTTGTGCCTTTGTCTACTGGCGTATTCTTCTTTAGCAACTCTGGTTCTGCTTCTGCATTCAATCCTACAACAGGAGTTTGGAAGACAGGAGGTCCGGGTGTGAATTCTCCTGCATTCAGGAACTTACAAGACTCATCTGTTGTTGGATTTGACAATGAATCACAACCTTTCTTAGCAACTTCGGATAAAGATAAAATTGCTTACCTTAGTTTTGATTATAGCTCAAAAGCTTTTATAAAGTTCAATGAAAATGATACTACATTTAGTAGTGTTACTCCAAGGCCTACTGGTAGCCAATGGAACATGACTATTTTTTGATTAAAAACCATAGATACTTTGCCTTCAAATAAGGAAAAATTTACAAAGTGGCCAATTATTTTCCACCTACACCAGTTTATCCAAAAAACTACGATAGTGATAAAACTCTGTTTTTAGTCTACAATACGGCAGAAACAATCACTACCGCAGAAAATTTGCCATGGGCTGAAGATATAGACATAGTTCCAGTAGCAGAAAATAGTCTGGAACAATGGGCATCAAATGGCTTTGCCAATATAGATGGAGAATTATTTTATTATGATTCTGTTGGCTATGATAGTTTTGGCAAAATAAATAAACTTAAAAGGTGTTCACGAAATCTTGGTGGAACACACACAAAAAAAACACAAGCTGGATCAGAAGTCAGGGGTTATGTTGTAGCAGAACATCACAACCAACTTATAGATGCCATAGTCAAAACAGAAAAATTTATTGGTTTCAATTTCACAACAGACAAAACGACTCTTGACTGGAGAATACGAAATTTACAAGTTTTGGATGCTATTTTTGATGACTTTGCTTGTCCAGACATTATTTTTGATTATTACATTACAGATATCAATCCATCTACTGGAACAACAATCAGATATTCATTAACAATTACGGGAGTTTTTACAAGTTATAGACTTGATTTTGGCGATGGTACATTTACCACTACATCAACAGATGGAACTCATTCTTATTCTCCAAATTCAACTATTGATCCAGTTGTAACAGTTTCAAATAGTCAATGCACCATAGTTCAAACTCCAATTTTACGGCAAGAAGTTTTACAACCACCTGTAATAGCACCTCCCACTACTTTTGAAATACCAATACCAGCTATACCAAATTTGCCATATTTGGCAGTACCAAGCGTAACTGTTCCATCATTGACTCCACAAATACCACCAATAGTATTCCCATATATCAACATTGGCCCTGTTGGGCCAATTGTTGTTCCAAGCATAATAAGTGTTATTGTTCCCACAATAAATGTACCTTCAGTAATTAGTATTACACCCATATCCATACCAACTGAAATTACAGTTATACCTCCTGTTATACCAACTGAAATTAATATCAACCCACCAGTTATACCAACTGAGATTACAGTTACGCCACTTGATTTCCCAACTACAATTACAGTTACGCCACTTGATTTCCCAACTGAGATTACAGTTACGCCACTTGATTTCCCAACTGAGATTACAGTCACGCCACTTGATTTCCCAACTACAATTACAGTTACGCCACTTGATTTCCCAACTACAATTACAGTTACGCCACTTGATTTCCCAACTACAATTACAGTTACGCCACTTGATTTCCCAACTGAGATTACAGTTACGCCACTTGATTTCCCAACTACAATTACAGTTACGCCACCAATTTTCCCAACTGAGATTACAGTTACGCCACTTGATTTCCCAACTGAGATTACAGTTACGCCACTTGATTTCCCAACTACAATTACAGTTACACCACCTGATTTCCCAACTGAGATTACAATTACGCCACCTGATTT